TAATAAAGAATCCGAACGAGTAATTAAAAATAATAATTTAGCGATATTAACTACCTATTTTAATCCATGTAACTATGTAAATTTAAAATATAATTATTTACGATTTTCGCGGCAAATCAAAAAATTTGGAGATTTATTTCCAGTAGAATTGTCTTTTGATGGAAACTTCTTTATAGAAGATGAGAATGCAATAAGAGTAAATGGCGATTCATCTAACATGCTTTGGCAAAAAGAAGTTTTATTAAATATGGCGTTAGAAAAGCTACCTAAACATTATACAGATGTTGCATGGATAGACGCAGATATAATTTTTAAAAATGATTCCTGGGTAGATCAGCTAAAAGAGGAATTATCTAAATACAAAGTAGTACATTTGTTCAAAACCGCATATATCATGAACAATGAAGATAAAGAAATGGATATTTCTACATCGACAGTTAACCAAAGAAAAGGTGGGCATCCTGGATTTGCGTGGGCGGCTAGAAGAGAAATTATTGATCAAATTAAATTTTTAGATAATCAATACCTTGGTGGTGGCGATGGAATAATGTGTCGTTCTTTTATAGGCGCTACGAACAGTAAAAGCTTATTCTCAAGTAAGGGGTTTAATTTTAATAAAGAAACCGAGATTTGGATGCGCAATTGTTCTAAAATTGTAGATAGATCTTTTAGTTATTTAAACACAGAAATAACGCACCTCTACCACGGTTCTATAAAAAATAGAAATTATAATGAAAGGTATGAGTCATTAAAAAATAAAAGTGACAAAATTTTTAAAGAAAATAAGCTCTGGAAAGCAGATGTAGAAACAATTAATATTATTAAAAATCACTTCTTAAATAGAAAAGAAGACGATAATATAATAACAGTTAATAATTATTTTGATCATGTTTATGTATTAAACCTAAATGATAGAATTGACAGGTTAATAAAAGTTACTAATAAATTAAATTCTTTAGGGATAAATTTTACAAGATTTGAAGCTATAAATGGTACAAAATTCGAAGGAAAAAAGTACGTTAAGAAAATTTTTCAATCCGACAAAGATAATTACGCAATGGGTTGTTGTTTAAGCCATAAAAACATTGTTAAAGACGCTAAACAAAAAGGCTATAAAAATATTCTAATTTTAGAAGACGACGTAATGTTTTGTAAAAATTTTAATATTTGGTTTCAAAATTTAAGATTAATTAAAGACTGGAAATTGTTATACCTAGGAACCAGTCAATACAAGTGGCATAATATTATATGTAAAAATGATCAGTACTTTTATAGAGCTAATTATAGTTATGGAACTTTTGCGTATGGTATTAATAACTCAGTTTATGATGATATATTGTCATTTAATATAGAAGAAATGCCTATAGATTGGCACTTACAAAAAATTCAAAAAAAATATTCAAAAGAATGTTATGTTTCTTACCCTAATTTATGTATTGCCGATGTAAGTGATTCAAATATTAGAGGGTCAAGAAATCAAATAGAACATAATTCAAAAATGAAATGGAATATATTTCAGTACGAATAAATCATAATTAATAATATGAGCACTAAACTTAAACGCTTAAATATTAATTCGGCTTTAGAAAAATTCAAACAAAACAAATATTATTATATATTACCAGGTATATCAACGAGGCATCTATTTTCTAATGAAAAGGTAAATATATTTTTACAAGAAGGAATCTCGCATAGCGTTAGATTCTGGGGCGAATTCGAACTTAACGAATCAACTTTATTTATTACAACGTTACCTTGGGATCATCCTCATGAAACTTTTAGTAGTTTCGCAAAAATTATTTCTGAAACTCAACCAATTGGGGAAAAGGCTTTAAATTGCTTTTTAATTTGCTGTAATTCTCATCGAGAATTTATAAATGCTAGAAAAGCTGGATTTAAGAGAGCTATTCTTTGCAATCAAAATGTTTTTATAGACGATGAAATTTTTAAAATTGATGAGAATGAAAAAAAAATTTATTCTCTTGTTTTAAATACAAGACCAGAAAAATGGAAAAGACCTTATTTTGCTGAAAATATTAAAGATCTAGCGATTATTAAAGGACATAATTTTCACCCGAATTTATATTTTGACTTAAATGGTCTTTCTCCATCTTTTATTAATGAAAATAGACTTTCTTGCCAGGAAGTTTGTTCTGTTTTAAATAAATCTCATGTAGGTGGCATTTTTTCAGAAATAGAGGGCGCATGTTATTCCTCTTCTGAATTTATTTTGAGTGGTCTTCCTGTCATTTCTACTCCCTGCATGGGCGGCAGGGAGATTTATTATAACAGCGATAACCATTTAATTGTTAATAATCCAAGTGAAGTTCAAGATGCTTTAAATGAATTAATGGAAAGATTTAAAAAACATCCAGAGCTACGGAATACAATACGAAAACAACATATCAGCTTATCCAGCCAAATGCTCAAAACTCTTTTTGCAGAAGTAAATAAATTTATGGTAGAGTGTGATTGCCAAATTTCATTCGGGGAAATTTATAAAAAATCTTACAAGCACAAGATGATTGTGTATAATCATCCTTCTTTAAAGAAGCTCTGTAATTTACAATAAATATTTTAATATCAAATTTCTAATTTTATCTAGAAAGATAGATCCACTATACAATAAAAAAGCAATTTTTCTCCAACACCAGCGCCACCCTAGAAAGGATGCGTATTTTTTAAATAAAACCCATGGATGTTTTTGTTTTTTTGCGAAATTTTCAAAAAATTCTTTATTTTTTTTCTTTCTTTCTTTGTCTATTTTATATTCTAATAAAATTATATTTTCCAGTTTACCATGAGTGAAAGTGGCTTTAAAATCTACCCAAAAATCTGTTTCTTCATCAATAGAATCATATGTATAAAAAATTATAATCCCATGGTGGTTTGTATTTCTATATGAAGTAATGGTTTCTTTTGTTTCTTTCCATATATTCCATGGGCTAAGTTTATTTACGCGTTTTTCTTCCTCTGTATATGGAATATACTCTCTCTCCTTAACTACTTCTACAAGTTCTCGGTATTCGTTAATTATATATTCGCTAAGGCAATTATCGAGGTCTTTAGTTTGGAAGGCGTAATTTTTCCAATCTTTTAGATTTAAGATTTCATCCGGTAATGGTAAATCTTGTTTTACAAAAATTTCATCATACATTCCCATATTTTTATTATGTAAAAATTTTAAATAAATTCAAATTTATTCATCTTTAATATCCAATAGTTCCCTTAAAAACCACATAGAATTAGTCAAATAATCACAACTACCCCAGTCCCTAAATTGCATACTATCATCGAAGTCTTTTTGTTGCTTGTTAATCCGTTTTTTAAGTTCTGCTTTAATATCTACTGATAGTTTTGATTTGATTAAATCTACTAGAGGTTTCACGTCTTCATCGTCAAGATGCAATTCTAAAGAAGCTCCGTCTCTATCGGATCCGTAATTAAATTGTAAAAGCAAGGTCACTGGAGCTGGACACTCTCCAAAACTTTTTCCTGAAAAGTCAGAGTAATAAACCGCCTCTTCTCTTTCCGCTGGTTTTATAATTTTTTTCATAATATTAATCTATAAGATATGGTTCATTAACAATGACAACCCATTTATCGTTTATTTTTTTAATTTCTGTGGAACTACCTTTCGGTAATTCTTTCTTCTCGAATGTTTTTTCCACTATTTTCCACATTGCGGCGTAATCTTTCATTTCAAATAAAAATTCGAGTTTGGCGTATTGTCTCTTAGGGATAGGAAAAATCTTTTTAGGCTCAAATCCAACAATTTTTGGCGGAGGAAGCTTTGACATTGCCTTCATCGGGCCATCTCCGCTCACATCGCAAATTCTACGATAACCATTATTTCGTTTATAATGAAGATATTGATCTATTGTTTTCTTTAACGCGAATGCTTCTTTTGCATCTCCGGACTCTTTAGAATGAATACCGTAGTACATATTTTTATATTCTAAAACTTCTTCATTTCTAAAAATAAATGATCTAGCAATACCTTCTAAAGTCATCATTTCATGATAATCAAGATTTTTATCTATAAATGCTGAGTCAAATGCGTATTTGATTTGACCGCATCTTAAACGAGAATATACTTCTAAAGCATTTATTAGAGTGGGCAGGTAGCGTTCATCTAATTCTAATTGAATAATTTCATTCTTTGTATTCATATTTTATATTAAATATCGTGTTTAAGTATATAATTTAATCTAATATGACCCGAAATACAAGATATTTTTTTAAATTTTAGAAAGGAGTTCCAATCGTTTCTATTCCTAAAATTATTTCAATTTTATCTAAAACATCAATTGTAGTGCCACCAATTTGCCAATTATAAATTTCTTTTGGGACTTTTTTTGTTTTCCAGTCGTATATAGTTGCGACACTACCATCTTCAAGCTTGATATTCCATTTACATTTTACTTTTTTGTCTCCACTTGGAGTTAAATCTGGTTGTCCAAATTTCTGACATAAAAAATCATATGTAGTTCTTACATACCCTTTTAAACAAATTGAAGCATTTTTATCCATAAATTTTCGTTTTATACTATATCAAAAGGCACAGAGGCTATATCGAATCACTTGCTTTTTGAAATTTATAATTATTATATATAAAAATTATATTGATTTTTTTAAAAAATCAACATATATTTTTTTATACATGAAACCAGAACTTGAAAAAATACTAGTTGAAAAATACCCTAAACTGTTAAGAGAACATGGCGGAGACCCAAAACTTACCTGCATGGCTTGGGGTATAGAGTGTGGAGATGGTTGGTATAAGATTTTAGATCACCTATTAAGTTACTTAAATAGTTTATCAGAAACTAAATTAATAATAAATTATACAAAAGAATATAGAGAAAAATATAAAGACGATAAAGATTATTACACGAGGTATTATTCTATTCGTATAGATGCACCTCAAATTGTCATTAGTCAAGTCAAAGAGAAATATGGAACACTTACTGTATACTATAATACAGATTCAGTAAATCAAACAGAATTACCCGAGGATACACAAAAGATTATCGATCAAGAAGATTACAATAAAAAATTTAGAAAATTTTATGACAAAATAGATTTTGCAATAAACTATGCAGAATATCAGTCTTCAATTACTTGCGAACAAACTGGTAAAGATGGAAGGCTATATACTAAAGGCTGGCATAGAACTATGTGCGATGAAGTAGCTATTAAAAATGGTTATGACCCAAAAGAGGCCTCGATAAGTGGCATAAGATGGGAAGAGTACTAACTGAAGATGATTTGGAGCTTCTAGAGGAATGTGCTTTTTATGAAAGCGGTTTGTCTTCTCATGGCTGTTTAGAAAACTTAGACCCGTATGCAATGAAAGCTATAAAAAAATACGGTAGATATTTATTATCACAAATTACAAATATGAAAAAAACTAAATATAAATTTATAGAAACAACTGGATGTACGGCGTTTGATTTTTCGGTAAATGATAAGTCGGTATCAGAATTATCTAACGATGAGATTGATAAAATTCTAGATTATCTTTTTGTTAAAGTTAAAGAAGGTATAAGTGAGCAGACAATTCTTTTCGAAGATGTAGTAAAATTATTCCAACCAGATGATTGGGAGCATGATCCAGAGCCATGTGGTCAATGCGGAGATACAGTTAGCACAACAACCTGGAATATATGAGTAAAGAACTAGTATACCAAGCATCCGGATTATTAATGACTTTTTGTTATTTGATTTGCACAATACCACAAATAATTAAAACACTCCAAACCAAATCAGCTAAAGATATATCTGCTGGTTCTTTGGGGCTAGTTGTTTTGGGTCATATATTTTCTATAGTATACGCAACATTTGGAAGTAATAATATTTGGGTTTTTGTTTGCGCATTGGGCGGTTTATTTTCATCTATTATTATGTTAATTCTTTGGGGTAAATATGGAAAACAATAATATGATTTTAGCACTATCCGATATTCATTTAGGTAGTCCAATATGCCAAGCCGATTTAACCTTGGAAATTCTGGAAAAGGAGAATTACGATACATTAGTAATTTGTGGCGATTTATTGGATAGTTATAATATCCATAGACTTTGTAAAAAACAATGGAAAATTTTGTCCTTGTTGAGAAAAATTTCAAAAAACAAAAAATGTATTTTTATTAAAGGAAATCACGATAAAGATCTAGAAACTATTTCGGCTCTTCTTGGGTTTGAATTTGTTGACGAGTACAATGAGACAATATGTAAAAAAAGAATTCTATTTACTCATGGGGATAAATTTGATTTCTTTATTACCACAAAACCTTTCTTGACTGAGCTTGCTTCTGGTATATATTATATTCTGCAAAAGATTGACAAGAAGCAAAAAATCACAAGAAAACTTAAAACTAAAATTAAAACATGGCACGGAGCGGCACATGATCTTACGGTCAGAATTGCTCAATATTGTTACAATAACAAATACGATGCCGTTTGTTTTGGTCATACTCATGTTCCTAAACAATATTATGTAGGTGGAATAGAATGTGTCAATTTGGGTTCTCAATGTGATTTACCAATTACCTATGCTTTGATAGATGATAGAGGAAATATAGAATTAAAAAATTATGAATGAAACATTTGAAGAATACAAGTACGCAATTCGCCACAAACCTACTCAAAAATGGGTTAATTTCAAAAATGATGATTTGGACTTAACCGCAACCGCTATAGAATTAGTAGATTTCAAGGATTGTCTAATTGTAGCAGCTAGAGATTATCTTGAACTGTTTTTAAAGAGAAGTTCATTTAATAATACTCCAAATTATGGTAATGAAAATTTTTTAGAATTTGAGCTTGTAAAAATAAAAACAACCTATACAATAGAATTATGAGCGATTTTACATTACCATATACACCCGAAGGAAAACATCCAGAAGACGCAATCTATGAAGTTAAAGAATTTTTCAAAAAACTCCAAGACGTTCAAGAAGATTATTTTCAAAGATTGTCTAAAGGATTAAAATTAACTGAAGAGGGAGAAGAATATCTTTTCGATTACATTTATAATACAAATAATGAAGTTGATGAAATTGATGACTTTGCTCATTATCTAGAAACTCTTAATAAGAATTACGAAAATTTAATTAAATACTAATTTATGAAAAATTTTGATCCTTTTGCTATTTTTTGCGTGTTGCTAATTTTTTGTTGCTTATTTTTCTTTGGCTGTATTTTTATATCTGAACGAGAAGATAAGAATAATAAGGCTCTTATTATTAAAGATGCGATCAAAAAAGGATGGACTCCAGATCAAGTTAAAGCGCTTATTCAAGATATTAAGAAATGAAACTCTATCTAAAAGAGTATGAATGCTGAAACAATAAAATATTTTAAAAAAGCAGAAAAGATTCAAGAAACACTCAGAAAGTTTAACTTTCATCATTTTGAATATATGTGGTATACTGATGGAAGATATTCTGGATGTTGGAAGGATTTGTCTGTATCTATGGATGAACCAGAACAGGACGCTTATTGTCACTGGCAGTTTACTTTTAGAAGTAGATGGTCAACCGATAGGAAATTGCATCTAGAAGCAGTCATGCCAGTATTTGAAGATTATTTTGTTATTGATTTGAGATACTATCCAGAAACCGAACTACATGAAAGGAAAGGTCTTTTTGGACCAACACCTGTTTTGTCTGTTCAAGGAATTTTGGAAGAAGACTTGACAAACATGCAAAAGTATATAGATTATTTAGCAAAATGAGAGCGGATTATAAAAATACAAAATACGGAGACAAGATAGTCTTTAAGAAGGCTGGAACATGGCATTACTTTAAAGACAGGGTAGAGAATGCTAAGAAATTAGAAGAAGGAAAAGAATACACGGTAACAGGCATTATAGTAGCGTCTTCTTCAACTGGCGTTACACTAAAAGAAACCGGCGATCTAGTATACGAACTTTGTTGGTTTGATAAATTATGAATACAGAGCATGTGCCAGATAAATGGGTAGTTGTTAAGATTGAAGGAAAGAATGTTCCTTTAATTTATAAGGTATTTGGTTGTTGGTATGGGGGTTATCTAAATGGAGACTCTTGGAAGTTGAATAGTGGGATCATTAAAGCAATGGAAACAGAAAAATATTGGCTATTTGAAAGCTATTCTGGCTCTGTTTATCAATGTCATAAAGAATCTTATGGTTTACATTTCTACGGATCTAATGTTCTTAATGATATTATTAATAAGTCAGAGGAAGTTGGGGTTAATGTAGAAGTCTTACCAGAATATACAGATTGGATTGGTATAAATTATACAGAATAATTATTCTTATGAGACTAACATCACTTGGACACGAATTAGAATTTGATGAACAAAAATAAATTTAAATTTGAAGTCACCTTCAATCTCAATACTGTTGATGATGAGAAGCTCGACAAGCACAGCATCAAGCAGTTCGAACGAGCTCTGTTCGACTTTGTAAACAATTATGCAGGAGTAGAAGGAACGTTCTATACGTACTCTAACGACTCTGACGGCGAAGCGTTTCCAACAAATATTAAAGTAAAGCAAACTGTTAAAAAATAATATGACAGACGAACAAATTAACACTATAATTGCTAAAGAAATCGATTCAGCATATAAAGATTTTTGTAATAATCACGAAGCAATGATTGAAGCAGAGAATTTTCTTATGAAGATAGATGAAGTGTCTTGGGATGACTACTATTGTAGTTTTGAAAAAGGTTTATGTTGTTCTACTACTCGTCAACGTGCTGAGAATTATTTGAAAGTTTTTGGAGAATGGAAAGAATAAATTATGAATAATAAAACTTTTATCCTAGAACTAGCAGTAAAAGACGAAGACGGAAAAATAATTCACTCAATTAACGTTACGAATTTTAAATTAGAGGAAACTGGTTTAACTTTCTTTGATAGTATGCTAAAAGAAAGTAAAGAAATCTTGTTTAATGTTTTAAAAAAAGAATATAAAATTTAACTTGAAGAGAAAAAAAGTTAGATTAAAAATAAAGAAATATGCAAAGAAAACTTAAATTTCGCGCTTGGGATAAACTAGAAAAAAGATTCATTTATCCAGATAAGGGTTATCAAGGACATTATGTTCTTACTTTGAATGGACAATTTCAAAACCTTCAGAATGGTTCTGGTGGCGATGAATATGTTGTTCAGCAATTTACTGGAGAATACGACAAGAACAAAAAAGAAATTTATGAAGGTGATATTATTAGATCATATTCAGCAGAATTCATAAATGAAAACTATGAAGGGGAAGTAGTTTTTGTGGACGCTACTTTCGATGTAAAAATTGATGACAAAACATATGCTGGTTTGTGGAGTGGAGACGATATTGAAGTGATTGGAAATATTTTCGAAAATAGAGAACTTTTAAAAAATGAATAGACAGCTAAAATTTCGCATTTGGGACAATGAACAGAAGAAGTTTGAATATTTTGAACTTAACAAATTTCCTGTTCAGCAATTCACCGAATTCTACGACAAGAACAAAAAACCAATCTATGAAGGTGACAGAGTAAGATTTGGTTATACTGGAAATGTAGACTTCTTTGGGGAAGTTATATGGCTTGAAGACAGAGCATCTTTTGGAGTTAGATATAAGAATAATTTTGAAACATTTGAAGATGTACCGATGAATCATATGAAATACTTTGAAGTAGTTGGAAATATTTTTCAATTGCCTTGTAATCCAGATCATAATGGAGAATGTTTGGTTTGTGATAATTGGTTGAGTGATTGCTCATTTTTTATAAATGTTAATTAATATCGATTTATATGTTTCTTTTATTTAATATTATTAACCCATTTAAAAAAATTGCTAAAAAATTCTATTATTTCATGTGGTATTGGGATAAAAGAATATCTGAGTATAAGTGGTTTGAGATAGAGACTTTTATAGATAGTGAACATTTATTTCAATTACAATTAGACTTAAGATTAAAGGGAAGAGATCACGCTGGTCCATCTATAGAGATTGTATTTTTCTGTTTGGGATTTTCCATTAAAATATACGATCAAAGGCATTGGGATTACGAAAAAAATAACTGGGAAATTTATGATTGGGGAGATGACGACCTGTAAAAAAGTATTAACGGTTGATTTTGACGATACGCTCGCAAAGTCTTCTTATCTTTCTTCTTTCGATGAGTGCATCTTGCAACCAATTGAAAGAATTATAAATTTCGTAAAACAGAAGCACGAACAAGGATGGGAGGTTCATATTGTAACCTTTCGTCACCCGCAACATAAAAAAGAAGTAGAAGATTTTTGCAAGGATTATGAAATACCTATTTCTTCTATTGTTTGCACTTCCTCCAACCCGAAAACTGATGTACTGTTAAAACTTAAATCAGATCTCCATATTGACGATCATATCGAGACATTAGTATTAGCTAAGCTAGTCGGTATTAATGTTTTAATGGTAGATCAGAATCAAGAATGTCATAATAGCACAGCAAAGTTTTTTGATAAAATATGAATAAAAATAAATACAGATTTTGGTGTAATGCTGCAAAAGGCTTTATAACCAATTACAATTACAATGGAGCAGTAGATGAACTATTTGATGATTCTCTTCTTGTCCCTCAACAGTTTCTTGGTATCTTGGACAAGAACATGAAAGAGGTTTATGAAGGTGACGTAGTAAAAGGCAAATATGGCTTAGAAGGAATTGATATAATTGGAGAGGTAATATATAGTTATGATCTTTGCTGTTGGGTTGTAGATTGGCATTATGAAATTTCTAATGTAGCATTTGACTCTTTAGAAATTGTTGGTACTATAGGGAAAGATTACATATACGACGAAAAAGGAGAATTAGTAAAAAATGAAAATCAATAAAAAATACAAAGTCTGCGAATACAACCATAAACCTGATATGTACACTTATGTCAATGAAGACAGTACAAGTCCTCTTGATGGATGGACAACTAGTGTGCCTATGTGCAAAAAAGAATTTTCAAAACTAATAGAAAAACCAACACCGATAAAATATTTTTCTACAAAGTCAGAAGCAAAAGAATACCTTGACATTGTTAAAAAATTCTGGAATAATGATTGGGATAAGAACCAACACATCTATATGGTCAATGGATACAAGAAACCACAATGGAAAATTTACGAGGAAAAATGAAAACGCCAACTCTTAGAGAGAAAGTCGATCAATACGAGACTTTTTTACACAAGATTAATATGTTCATTGTTTCTTGTAATAATGAGGGTATCAAAGAATTAGTCGAGAATGCTGATATTTGGAGTTACAGCCATAGAGTTGGAAATGGGCAACTATCAGACAGAAAGCAACAACAAGCAATCAATAATGCATTCTGGAAACTTTTAGATACACCCAAAGCAGATAAAGACGCAGAGGAAAGACAAAAATTTTGGGCTGAAGCGAAGGATAGAATATTGAAACAAAAAGAAAAAATTTTAAAATGAGAGAATTAACAGAAGCAGAATATAAAGAAGCGCAAGATTATGAAAGGTCTACCTTTGTTGTTCCTTTAGAACAATTCCTTTCAGTTGAAAAAAAACTTAACGAAATACAAGAAAAATACGATACACTTGCAGTAGAAAATATGCTGGAAGTAAATGAGATATGTAAACAACGAGACGCTGCAATAGATGCATTAATGGCAATTGAGGGTATCTTTATTGAGGGCGATGATACTTACGAAGGCTGGCAAAGTATGGGACAAATTGCCAGAACATTTTTGGAAAAAACATATGAGTCCGGAATTAATCAAAATAATTAACAAAGCATTTTGGAAACTTTGCGATACTCCGCAAGCAGATAAAGCAACTAAAGAAAGACAAAAAGCTTATAGCCAAAGAAAAAATAAAAACCTATAAAATGAGAGATATGTATATGAAATTATCTAAAACATCATTGCAGACAAAAATTGAAAAAGAATTTGGTGAAATAATTTGTGAATTTCCTATTCTTCATTACGAATGGGAAATGGATTGTAATGGGTTCGTCGTAGAAAAAGATGGCGAAAGAAATGTTGTATTAACAGAACACGGCAAACCATATATTTCTTCTGTTAAGATTTTAAATGATAAAATATCAGAATATAAATCTATAATTCAACAAACGGAACGCTGTATTTTTCTTTTAAAACGATGAACTGGACGGATCTTTTAAATCAAAAAGCCGCAAATGAACTAACTATAAAAGAAAGCGAGATTCTTATTAATTTACCATGCGAGTTTCGTGAAAATTGGGATAATTTCATGAGGGGAAAGACGTGTCCAATTTTAGACGACGGAGATCATGGGGTTTATAGTTGGGACTTAAAATACTTTTTAAGTATTATAAATAAATCATGAATAAAATTAAAATACATGCATTCATATTCAATTGGCGCGGTCAATATGAAAATACTCTTAAATTAGAAAAAGAATTTTTAAATAAAGGTTTGTATAAGGTAACTGTCATTAACAGTGATGATAATAATAAAAAAGATAATTGGGTTAATATTGGCGAAGATGGATATTTTGGGGATCAATTTAAAAAGGCTTTAGAATTGTTCGATGGTGATATATTTTTTCACGTTCAGAGTGATATAACATTTTATAATTGGAGTGCTATCATTGATGCCATAATCACTAATTGGAAAATTTATGAATATGGCATATATGCTCCAAATGTTGATTATACGAGTTGGGTTTCCGAAAGAGTTGACAAGAGAATAATCAATTATAATAATTTACGTGAAGTTAGCATGACGGATTGCAGTTGTTGGGCTATACATCATAGCATAATAAATGAATTTAAATTAAAATATTTAAATAATATATCTTTATCAAAATATGGCTATGGTATTGATGTGTCCATATGCGCAATGGCAGTTAAAAAATCTATGTTGGTTCTAAGGGATTACGATTTCACTGTTAATAATCCAAAAAATACTGGTTACCCAAAAGACGCAGCGAAAGAAATGATGATTTTATATTATAATTCTTTAAAAGATGCTGATCTATATACTATAATAAAAAGTATAAAATGAATAGATATCTAATATGTAGACCAGAAGGCGGATTAACCGATATTATGTGTCGTTTACAACATGGCTTTAATTATTGTAAAAGAACAAATAGAACGCTTATTATTGATACTTTTAACTCTAAATCATTCAAAGACGATTTTGATATTTATTTCAATGTTCGTCACGAAAATATTATTATATCGAATACCAATGATATTTCAACCGATCTTTTATCCTATTCTAATTCAATATTTCCAAAAATTGATAATTTTGACGTTAGCAATTTAAAATTTGTTCAAAATCAAGGATTTTTATTAAACAATGTTAAACTTGACTTCGATTTTCACAAAGAATATGAAGAATCCGTTATACTCTATCAACAATGCGGCGGTTGCACATTAAATATGAAATTTTTTCGTTTATTTTATTTTACAAAATTAATATGCGAAATGCTTTTTGAGAGAATAGATCAAATTCCTAAAAATTATACAGGTTTTCATTTTAGGGGCACCGATCTTTCTACCGATCCTGAAATCGCTTTTGATCTTTTAAAAGATATAAAAGGCCCAGTATTTGTTGCATCTGATTCGTATTCATTTATACAAAATGCAAAAGCAAAATTAGGAAAAAAAATATTTACATTTTCTAATATTCCTGATTTTTCAGGTAAACCAATTCATTATAAACTCGTTGACTCAAGTTTAAAACGTCAATTAAATTGCGACGCAATATTAGATTTAATAATGCTAGCCTTATCTGATGAGATAGTATCTCCACCAAATTCAAATTCTGGCTTTACTTTATTTGCAAATAAATTTAGTCAAATTATTGATATTTCCTTCTTTGAAATTGTTTCTCCTAAATTGATAGAAATATTGGATAAAAAGTGTAAACTAAAAAGTAATTCAACATAAAAACGTTAATAATATAAAGTATATGAAAAGAAACCAGATAATCAACTTCTTGATAGAAAAAATGGGATATGAATCTTATTTAGAAATAGGAACCCAAAACCCAAAAAATAATTTTAACCTAATAAGGGCGCAAAATAAAGTTTGCGTGGAACCAAGACCTATACCGAATACTAAACACTTAATAAGTTTCATAGGAACTTCTGACCAATATTTCGGATCAATTTCTGAAGATGTTAAATTCGACATTATATTTATCGATGGATTACATCAAGACGATCAAGTTACTAGAGATATTAATAATTCATTAAAACATTTAAATGAGAATGGAACTATAGTATGTCATGATTGTTTACCCAATAAAGAAGAATTACAATATCACGAACCACATAATGACCCTAAAAGGAGTTGGTTTGGAACTACATGGAAATCAATTGCTCGTCTCAGAATTGAATCTACAAATTTAGATATTAAAACCGTAGATTCTGATGCTGGATGCGCAATAATTCGATTTGGTCAAAATATACCATATTGTGGACCAGATGGAGATCCATATACTTATTCTTATTATGAAAAAAATAAAAATGATCTAATGAACGTCATCTCTATCAAAGAATTTGTTTCTTATATTGATCCAAAATAAAAAAGATATAGACAACATGAACGAAAAAGTTAAAAAATTAATGTTACTTAGCGAACAAAGACATGGAACAAATTACTTTGTTGAATCTTTACAAAAAAATAATACAGAAATGGAATATGAATTATTAAATCCTAAATCTCTTTCATGTTTTTTAAAAAAAACACTACAACAAAAACTATTAAAACATAATGTAGAATTAACGGATGATGATATTGATTCTTTATCAAAATTAAGATTTCAAGATGAAAAGTTATATTTTTATAAAATATTTGAGTTTTATTCAAAACTGGCCGATTTAAATAAAAAACAATACTGCGGTTTTAAAATTTTCTACAATCATTTAGCTGGAGATCAAAACACAGAAATTAAAAATCGCTTAAGTGTAACAGATATTGTAAATTACGTTGATAAAATAATTGTTATTGCTAGAGATAGTAAAGAAGTGGCATTTTCATTTGCGCAAGCAATAAAAACTAATATTTGGCATACTCCATTCAGAAATGAAAAAGTTGAATTTTTAGATTTAACTCAATCACAGATTAATTATATTAATAGATTTTTAATTGGAAATTTTAATTTCTTTAAACAAATAAAAGAAGCGTCAAAAGAACAACCTGATAAGTTTTTATTTTTAAATTACGATGAATTTACATCAAATGCTTGGGATAAAGTCGGATTATTTTTAGACGTTGATATCAATAAAAATTTAAATCCTTTTCAAAAGAATTGTTATGATTACAATAATTTTTTTAAAAATTATCCAACAATAAAAAAAACTGCCGAAAAATATAATACTATTTTTTAATATGTTATTATCAATCTTTGAAAATTATCAAGAAAAAAGTCAAAATAACTATCCCTTTTATAAGGAAGGTGCGTTGACAATTGATCAACATTTTTTAAATTTTTATAAAAAAAACATAGAAAGATTTAATAAATTAAAATATACATACATTCCAGTATGCTGGACAGACTTATACATCTCCAGACTATGATAGATTTTGATAAAAAAATCATTTTTACTCATTATCCTAAATGCGCAGGAACGACAATAGAGGCTGCATTTAATTGGCATCCAAGCTGTTTTAAAAAAAAATCAAAAGAAAAACGAAATGCTACTATTGTGTTTAAAAAATTTAAACATGCTTCTTTAGAGCAACATATTCGATACATAGAAAAATCATCAGACCTATCGAGCGAACAATTTTTTAAATTTACATGCATAAGAAATCCTTGGGATTTAGCAGTTTCTTGGTATTTCTTTCAAAGATATAATAAACGTAAAATTGCGCAGTGCTCATTTGAAGAGTATGTAGAGAAGAGGTGTAAAGAGTCTGATTTTTTAAATATTAAACCGTTTTTATTTCATAAAAATAACTATAGTATTGATTATGTAATTCGTTATGAAAATTACGAAGAAGATACACAAAAAATATTTGATAAATACAAAGTAACTTGGAATAAAAATTTTAATACCAAGTCTAGACCGCCGAATACTCCTTATAAAAATTTCTATAATAATTTAAACACAAAAAATATGATCGAGGAAAAAAGTAAAACTATGATTGAACTATTTGGTTATAAATTTTAATATAATTTATATGGATTTTATTATTTATATACTTATATTACTGCTTGGAGGGTCATAATAATTAAATATATATTGACAATTTGTTAATTAAATATTATAAAATAAAAATCTATATGATAGAAAAAATTTTTGTTACAGATTTAAAAAATACTATAAAATATTCATACAGGAATTCTAATGAGTATAATGCATGGATTTCAGCTCTCGATCCAGAGCATAAAGGTAAAGTTAATATATTGCGAAAAAATTTTGCAGAGAAAGATGTTTTATATTATAATAATTTTTTTTATGATTGGTCAGATGAAGATGGCCCACAGTGGCAGCACTTAAAAAATGGCGCTGTAAAGAAAGAGCATGTTCAAAATTATATTAAATTTTTAAAAAGTCTTGTCGATAGTAATTATGAATATAATTTAGGAGTAAATTGTTTTGCTGGGATATCAAGATCAACCGCTCTAGCGATAATAGCTCTAGTTATGTCCGGTAAAATGCCACAAATGGCTTTAGATTATGTTCTTTCTATTCGCCCAGAGGCATGGCCGAATTTAAGAATATTAAATTTTGCGTCTGAAATTTTGGGTATTGATATTAAATCGCCAGTAGAACTTTGGAAAAAAAACGTCTTAGGTGAAAATAGTATTATTACTAGTTACGACGATCTTAGACAGTTAAATACAAAGGCTTTAAATGCTTAAAGCTAAAATTATAGGCTGTGGGTTAAGTGGTATAACCGCAGCAATTGTATTAAAAGACAAAGGATATAATGTAGAAATTTTTGAAGCTAGAAACCATATTGGTGGAAATTGCTACGATAGTTTAACAAATGGAGTGTTATTACACAATTATGGTCCACATATATTTCATACAGACGATGAAGAAGTTTTTGCTTTTTTAAGCAGATACACAGATTGGAATGATTTTTTTCTACGCCCAGTTGGTAATACTTATCTTGGCAAAATATCATTGCCATATAGTAAAAAAACTATTTCTGAAATTGGGCGCGAATTAACCGAAGAAGAAATTATTAAATATTTATTTAAAGATTACTCTGAAAAGCAATGGGGAGTACCATTTGAAAAAATATCATCTTCTATAACAGGTCGAATACCAAAAACAAAAGATTGCGAGAATCCCACTTGGTTCGAGGGTCAAAAATATCAATGTATTCCCAAATTAGGATATACAAATATGATGCAGAATATGCTTTCTGGTATTAAAGTTCATATTGGGGTAAATAGAAATGAATGGAAAAAATACCCAACAGATTTAACTATCTATACGGGTAAAATAGATGAATATTTCGATAATATTTATGGTGAATTACCTTATCGCTCTCTTGTTTTTAAACACACCGTAACTTCAAAAAAGCAAGATACTTTTATTATTAACGATAATACTTTATTTAATAAATACACCAGAAAATATGACCATAGTTATTTTACTGAAAATCATAAGGGTCAAACTATTATAACCGAAGAATACCCTAAACAGTATAAGAATGGAGATATTCCTTTTTACCCAATAACTTTTGGCGATGGAGTTTCATTGTATAATAAATACAAAAAATTAGCGGATAAAGAAATAAATACTGTTTTTTTGGGTAGGCTAGCTACCTATAAATATCTTGACATGTGGATGGCAATAAAACAAGCAATGGTTAAATTATAAAAATTAATTAATATATTAAAAAATATGAATATGAATATAAAAGAAATTATAAATAAAATAAAAACTCATAATGACTTTTCACTTGAAAGTTTAGAAAAACTAATTCCTACATTGGGGCTTAATGGCGAAATTCTTAACGAGCAGCCAGTAGAACTGTCAGATTTTTTCGATAAAGGATTAAAGATTTGGCAATATCCTAATCAGTTATCAAAATTTGCTAATTTCATATATAATTTATCAGTAAAAAGTTATTTAGAGATCGGATGTAGATGGGGTGGAACATTTATATTTAATAATGAAATTTTAATAAAAAAAGATCCTGATTTAAAGTCTTACGCATGTGATATTATTGATAAATCAGATTTGCTTAAAACATATTCAGATATTCGTCGTTTCGAATATATACATGGGTCATCGCAAAATTTAAAAATTATACAATACTTTAAAACAATTAAACCGCATATGGTTTTTATAGATGGAGATCATAGTTATGAAGCGGTTAAGAGCGATTTTACTATTTTTGAAAATATGCAAGATACTAAATATATAGTATTTCATGATATAGTAAGTGATGCGTGCAAAGGAGTAGTTTCTCTTTGGAATAAATTAAAGAATGATAAAAGGTTTGATAATGTTGAATTTATAGACCAATATGATTCGGTTCAAGGTAACTATTTAGGGATTGGCATTTTAATTAGAAAATAATATTGACCAAAGAAAAAAAAACTTTATATATAAAATATGACAACTAAAGAAGTGAGTATACCATCCAACAATAAAAGTCTAGAAGATGTTCTTAAAGAATGTTCGGTTGATCTTAAAAAATGGGACGTCGATCATTACACTATTGAAGAAAATTCTAAGGGTTATAATTTCAAAGTTTATTTCAAATTAAGAAATCCATACGAAGCAAATAAAGAAGAACTCAAAAAAGAACTCGCTGAATATTCAAAAAAAGTAATTACTCCAAAACATAAAATCAAACAAAATGGACTTTTATTGGAATTTGCACCGTTTGATTTGCATTGGGGAAAATTAGCGTGGGCCGAAGAAAGTGGTAATGATTACGATATGAAAGAAGCCGCGAATGCTTTGAATAAATCGATTGATTATACCATTCAAGCGGCCTCTAAATTTCCAATTAATAAAATTTTATTCCCATTTGGTAATGATTTTTTTCAAATTGATAATGAACAAAATGCAACTACCGCTGGAACTAGACAAGATGTAGATTCTAGATTTAAGAAAATTCTAAGAGAAGGTAGAAAAATTGTGATTGAAACTATTGAAAAACTTAAAAGAATTGCGCCTGTAGATGTGGTTATAGTGGCAGGAAATCATGGAAATCTATCTGAATTCATGCTTGGAGATCTTTTAGAAGTAAAATACGAAAAAGATATCAATGTTAATGTTAATAATTTAGCAATGAGTCGTAAGTATTATTCTTACGGAAAGAATCTCATAGGATTTACACACGGAAATGAAGAAAAAAGCGGAGATCTAGTGGGAATTATGGCGACCGAACAGCCTAATCTTTGGTCGCAATGCAAACATCGCTTCTGGCATTTGGGGCATTTTCATATGATGCAAGAAAAAGAGCAACAAGGCGTTAAAATTCAATATCTAGCATCTTTGAGTGGTAGTGATGCTTGGCACTGCAAAAAAGGTTACGTTAATAACACTAGAGGCGTAAATTCTTTTCTATACGATAAAGAAATGGGTCTAATTCACAGAATATTTTTCAATTTATAAAATTATATGGTTACATCAAAATCTGAAATATTAGAAAATTTTTTAGAAAATAATCGCGGCAAAGATTCCATATCTAGTGATATAAAAGGAACTTATTTTGATTATCCCTTTCCACATATTTTACTGGAAAATGTTCTAAAACAAGATACTTACAATAAAGTTTGTGAGTATGCAGAAATTTATCTCGGGCAAATAAAGAACGAAGACTATTTCGGCGCGAAATATGGTAAAATTCATTGTTTACAACAAGAACAGATTGATACGATTGGTAATCATTTATGCCTCTTAAAAGAATGGAGAGATTTTTTAGGTAATATTTTTGATTTAGAAATAACTAAATATGTTGCTTCAACTTTTCATTTGCATGAAGGTAGTGAGGACTCCCCATCGGTGTTAGGGTGGGCGCACACTGATAGAGACTTGTGCGGATTTAATGATAAGAATGTAGACGATAAAGAACTTTTTATTTCTAATGGTCACCTTTACCAGGACTGGACTCCACAACAAATGATAGATTATAATTTAACATTACAATCCCGCTGTATTGCGTATTTATATTATTTTAATAATAAAATTGATTGGTCTGAAAATGATGGTGGAGGAACAGCCATCTATTTAGATGAAAGCACGGATAAATTATTTAAATCTATTCCGCCATTAAATAATAGTCTATTTATATTTAAAATAACTCATAATTCTTATCATGGAGTTTTACCTGCAAAATTTTTCAGATACGCAAATGTCGGTTGGCTTCATTCAGACGCCAATGAATACGTAAATAGAAATTTAGAAAAATGGAAAGAAAATCCTTTTCACTTTTTTCAATCTCCACGTATTATTTCTAATAAATATAGTCCCGCTTTTTTAATTGAAAAAACCAGTAGTTATACAAAATATTTCGATAAACCTTTAAGATTTTTATAAAAATGATTAACATACTTATTCTCGGAGGAACAGCTTTTATAGGAAGACATTTTGTATCAGAAATAGAAAAAAATAGTTCTTATAAAATAACTTTATGCAACAGAGGAGTAACAAATCCAGATTTATTTAAAAATTTAAATAAAATAAAATGTAACAGGGACAATATAGATTCATGTTCAGAAATTTTTAATGAATTTTATGATTTTGTTTTTGATTTTTCTGGATATAACTATAATCAAATGTATAACATATCAAGATATCTTAGGCATTATAAATATATTTATATATCAACGATGACCGTTTGCGGAAATATTGATTTATTAGATCCTGGAATGAAGATGTACGCTAAAAATAAAATTGAATGTGAATCTTTTGTTAAAAATTACTATCATAATTATCAAATAATTAGACCACCTTATGTATGTGGAAAATTTGACAATCTAGATAGATTCATAGAAATTGAAGGTGAGTTTTTTCATAAAGAAAACGGACGTCCAGTACAAAATTTCATAAGAGCAGAGGAATTAGCTAAGCTACTTAAAGATAAGATTAATTGGGAAATTACTAATGATATAATTGATATAGAAGGTCACACAGTAAATTATTAAAAAATTGATATTTTTACACAAAAAGTGTATATTATATTTAACTTCTGGTGCTCAAAAAGACTAGAAATAAACAAAAAAATAACTCGCTTAACAAAAGGAGAAAATAATAAATATGACAAATACAACATTAATACCTGGACATTATTCGTCCACAGAAAGGGTTTTTAGCCGATTGCCCGATCTGTTCAATGATAATTGGCTAACAAGTTCAGTAGGAAATTGGGAAAAGGCTTTGGATGTACCAAATGCAGTTTACCCATATAATATAAAACTAATTAAAAACAACAAAGGAGAGGATCAACAATATGAAATTGAGGTCGCTCTCGCTGGAATTGGTAAAAATAATATCGATGTTAGAGTGAAAGATGCTTTTCTTCATATCGATGTTAAACATACCGATCCAGAAGATAAAGAAAAAAAATCATTCTTAAGAAAAGGAATTAGTAATCGCACAGGAAAACTAAGCTTTTCTTTGGGGGAGAAAGTTCAAAAGAAAAAAATATCATCTAGCTATATTGATGGTTTACTTAAAGTTGTGGTCCCAGTGACACAGCCAGAAACCCTTGATATTGATATTAAGGTGATGTAATAAAGTCTTCTATTTGAGCACCAGAAGATTTTTTTTCAATGAGCTATTTAAATTCGAGTATTCCCACTATAATTGGGTATTTAGATACGAGTTTTTTATTCAACAAAGACGCTGGAACAACTAATGAATACATACCAGTAGAAATTTTTGCGGTTACATCTATACCAAGAAGATGTTTAACTTTCTCTGTTATGACCGAAATGGGTAGTCAACATGCTCGTGTTCCGATACATTATTTGAGAAGCCAATTTGCGAACGACATATCTCCAAATATACTACCATTAGATTGGTTGCAACTTTGGGACTGCTTTTCTACATACCTATCCGTCAATAGGTTAGACTACTTAAAAAATTCTTCTTGTAAAGTTATCCTTAAAAATAAGGAGAGTATGCGTGGAAAGTATTTATTTACAATAGATTGGTGCAATGGGGTAGATTATGAACTTGGCTATTCAGAAATAGCTAGTGGTCATAAATGCGCTCATATAATTGAATTAGAAAATGGTCAGTACGCCGCACAGCCGAATAATAGAGTCGTATGGAGTGATGGTGGGGCGTGGATAGGAGTAGAATTAAAAGGCCATGAAAAATGGGAGGTATTTTCGAGAGAATTTTCTTGTGAAGCTATGGGGTGGAAATGGAAAACAGGAGGAGAAGAATTAATTAATTATAATTTTGTAAAAAATGAATAAAAAAAGATTAAAAGATTTGGCTTTTTCTTTAATTGATACCGATTCAAAAAAAAGATGTCATCATTTTTCCTTTATAATACATAAAGGAAGAATCGTTTCGATTGGACAAAATAATAGAAAGACACATCCTATAAATTTAATAAATAGAAAAACTTCAGTTAAAACTGGCGAAGATTTTTCTGATGAAAAGCATACTTGTAGCGAATTTAATGCAATTTTAAAACTTAAAAAATTAACGAATATAAATTCTAAAAAGTGTTCGATAGTAAATATGAGAATAGATAGAAATAATAATCTTGCATTTGCAAAACCATGTATGAGTTGCCAGAATTTATTAAAATTTTTTGAATTTAAAAACGTAATATGGACAAACAATCAAGGCGATTTTATTTATGACTAAATATTATCTTTATTTTTTAGTGTTTTTAAACATAAGTATTATTTCTGCAAAAGAGTTAAAAAGTAATTTTTATGGAGAAACTTCTATATCCAAAGAAAAATCTACTTATTTTTCTACGAATTTAAACGGAGAATATAATTTACAATTATACGAGCCTAAACATAAAAAATGGATACTTTATCTTTCCGGAAAGGTTTCTACAGATTATGATCATATAAATAACGAAATAAAGACAAATGTTTTTACGACATTTGGTATTGATTTTTAATTGACACATAAAAAAAATATAATATATTTCAGTTATGAAATTGGCATCAATAGAAATTATAAAAAATATCAAAAACCATCCAAACGCTGATTCTCTAGATATTGCAGAAGTTCTTGGTTGGCAAACAGTAGTAAAAAAGGGAACCCATAAAGAGGGGGACAAGGTAGTTTTTATTACAATCGATACTATTGTTCCGCGTTGCGAATGGTCAGAATTTTTAGTGGATCAAAAAAATCCAGATAAACCTATTAGAATCAAAAATATAAAACTTCGAGGGGAATATAGTTCCGGTTTGGTTATTCCTTTGAGTGAATTTCCTTTGCAATTTACAGAGACAACTGTTGTTGGAGAAGATTTAACCACATTACTTGGTATTCAAAAATATATCAAAGAGATTCCCGCTAATCTTTCTGGGGAAAATGAGGGTGATTTTCCAACTAATATTATATCTAAAACTGATGAAGATAATGGACTTAACGATCCAGAAATGGTTAACAAAGTTTTAGAACAAGACCCTTACATTACAATTACACAAAAATTAGATGGTAGTAGTATTACAATTGTAGTAGAAAATGGTGAGATAAAACGGGTTTGTAGTAGAAATCTTTCAAAAAAAGAAACGGATCAATCTACATTCTGGAGATGCGCAAGAAAATTAAAAATACCAGCTGGATGGAATGGCGTAATTCAAGGGGAAATGTGTGGTAATGGAATACAGAAAAATAGATTGAAACTTATTGATATAAAAATTTTCGTATTTCAAATAAAAATTGATAAAGCATATATGACATACGATATGATGGCTGATTTTTGTAAAAATAAATTAGAATGTGATGTAGTTCCATTAATTGCTAAAATAGAAGTTTTACCAACTATTAAAACATGGGAAAATCCACTTCAAAAATTACAAGAATTAGCGGATAAACAACGGTATGATAGTGGAGAGATAGGTGAAGGAATTGTTGTAAGACCATCTTCTTACGTTAAATCTTTCGAGTCTCGTCGTCCTATGGGTTTTAAACTTATAAATAGAAATTATAAAGATTGATTTTACTTTTAAAAAAGTGTATATATTTATATATAATTAGTCCCGAGTAGGCAGGGGTAAAAAAATTATTCGTCCAGCGGGTTAAAAACCCGGTAGCCAATGAATGTTTTTACTAATTGTTCTTTGAAATTGGGGGTGCATTGGTTTCGACAAATAGTTGAAATTAAAAGCGCATGCAGAGGTTAATCGATGGCCTCTTTAAAAATCGATTAAAAAACTAAATGCAGAAGATAACACTTCTGATCTTTTAGCTGAAGCTGAATACATCTTCAACAATGCTGACGAGTTCCTCGCCGGTGTTGAAGAAGACGAGTGTTTACTCGCAGCCTAAAAGCCTAATAGAGGATCCTCTAAATCTATTTTGAAAAGTAGAGGTTCAGGCACGAGGTGACTAGTGCGGTAAAACTTAGTCATAGGTAATATGTGGTCTTTATTCACACATATAGGCAGACTAAAAACTCAGCAGATACAGCTAAACAGCCTAGAGTCTTCGTTACCGTAAGGTAGCTGAAATGTTAAATGTATCCAAGCATGTAGACCTTTTAACGTAAGTTATTTGGACAGGGGTTCGAGTCCCCTCACCTCCATATAAATTTTCGCACTTGACTTTTTAATTAAAGTCGATATAGTGAAAGTGTAATTAATTTCTA